CGATGATTTGATCACTCAGTTTGGTGACGCTTGCATGGAATCATTCCGCAAGCAATTCACTGACCAAAGAAAAAAAGAGTTTGGTCTTAGAGCATCAAACATCGGAAGACCTTTATGCCAATTACAGATGGAGAAGAGGGGTATCAAAGGTGAGTCACAGCCATACAATTTTAAGATGAGAAATTTTTTTGGTGACTTAGTAGAGCAAGCTGCTATGATAATTATGAAAGCCTCTGGTGTAGAGGTACAATCAGAGCAGACAAAGACAGAGTATAAATTGGATGGAGTCACAGTAAATGGCACACTTGATGTAGAGATTGAAGATAAAGTATGGGATATTAAAAGTGCATCACCATGGTCATTCACTAATAAGTTTGGTGAGAACGGTGGCTTTCATGCAGTAGCAGATGATGATCTGTTTGGATATCTAGCACAAGGGTATATGTATGCAGAGGCTAGACAAAAACCATTTGGTGGATGGATTGTAATTAATAAATCTACAGGAGAATGGGTACTAACAGAGGCACCAATGGCTGATGAAGAATATAAAGAGAAAGCAATCAGTGATATTGATAATAATATAAGAGCTATAACTTTAGATAAAGAATTTAAAAGATGTTTCAAAGATGAAGATGAGTACTTTAGAAAGCAGAAGACAGGCAATAAAGTTCTAGGTACGGCATGTGGTTTCTGCCCTTACAAGTTTCCTTGTTGGGGAGAAAACTTGCAGATGCTGCCACAACAGCAATCTCAAGCAAAAAACCCTAAGTGGGTTTGGTATACTGAAGTCAAAAATCCAAGGGTAGATGATGGCTTCTAGTGTACGCAGTAGAAAAGCCAAGGGGCGAAGGCTTCAAAACTGGGTTAGGGATGCACTACTTGGTGCATTCCCTAGCTTAAAAGTAGATACAGATGTATGGTGTGCTATCATGGGAGAGTCTGGTATAGACATCAAACTATCTGAAAAAGCCCAAAAGTTATTCCCATTCTCTATTGAATGTAAGAATAAAGAAACATGGAAAGGATTGTATGATGCTTATGATCAATCTATTTCAAATTCTAAACTAGAACCTGCCGTAGTTTTAAAAATGAATGGCAGGAAACCCCTCATAGTACTTGACTGTGTATCATTTATAGGTATTATGAAACAAACAAACAAAGGAGAATAATATGGTAACATTTCCAGCTAATCTTTCTGATGAAGACATAGAGCTTATGAAAGAAGAACAGGATAAAGAAGTAGCAGAGACAATAGCTATGCTAAATAATAAAAAAGAAAAACTTTTAAAAGAAGGCAAGCCTGCAGATGATGAAGAAGTAAAGGGTATTGATGAATTGATGGGGCTAGTATGAGCAACAAAGATGATATAAATATAGATCTCTTTACATCAGTGTCTGTAATTATTACGCCACATGAGAATGGATTTAGTCTAGGTATAATAGATTCTAAACCTGATAGTGAACGTGACATAGCCACTTACATTGCAAAGGGAATGGTAAAGATGGCTATTGATCAGCCCGATGTACTATATGAAAAAGGAGTTATGGCTTTTGAAAGTAGTATACTAGAACCTAATGGACAAGATGATACAGATAATGTATTTGATTTAATAGAATTTAAAAACAAAAAGGATTTACATTAATGACAACACACTTAGTAATAGGAGACCCCCATTGCACACCTCATGCCAGCAATGAAAGATTTACTTGGGCAGGTAGAATGGCTAGAGACTTAAAGGTAGATAAAGTAATTTGTATGGGAGACTTTGCAAGTATGGACTCTATGTCTAGCTACGATAGAAAGAAAAAATCATTTGAAGGTAGAAGATACAAAAAAGATGTAGAGCATACACATGATGCACTACAGAAGTTTAATGATGGTATTGGAAAGCATGATGCTGAAATGCACATGCTATTGGGTAATCATGAAGATCGTATACTTCGTATGGTAGAAGATAATCCAGAGCTTGAAGGGCACATGACTATAGAAGATCTAAAGTACCCAGAGTATGGATGGCATACCTATGATTACAGATATCCTGCAGTCATAGATGGTGTATACTATTCACATAATTTTCCTAGTGGTGTTATGGGTACAGCTATCTCTGGAGAGAACATGGCCAGGGCATTGGTTAATAAAAATAAAGTATCATCTACTGTTGGGCATTCTCATCTACTAGATTATGCTATTGCATCTAAGCCATCTGGTAAAAAAATTATGGGATTATCTGCAGGTTGCTACTTGACACACAGAGAAGCATACGCATATAATACTCAGAGACTATGGTGGAGTGGACTTATAGTTAAACGTAATGTAAAAGGTGGAGAGTATGATATTGAAACTGTTAATATCCAGGAGGTAAAGAAAAGATATGGCAGATGATGTAAATTTTCCAGAGCATTATAGACAGTCTAAAACTGAGACTATAGATCTTATCAAAGAATCTATGACTACTGAAGAATTTCACGGTTATCTTAAAGGTGCATGTATGAAATACATGGCTAGGTATAAGTATAAAGGACAGCCTGTTCAAGATTTAGAAAAGGCAGAGTGGTACTTAAAGAGATTAATTGTAGAAGTTTTAGAGCAAGACGTAGAAACACAACAAAAGGAGTACCCAGATGCATAAAACATAGCAAATCATGTTTAAACGCCCATATCTAAGCGTACAAGAGAATGTAGTATTGGCTAGGGTGTTACTATTAGGAGACTCAAATGTGTTTATATTTGAGCATCTATGAAAGAAAAAATTTAATAAAGGAGATAAAAAATGGCGGAAGCTAAACAAAATGAAGAGATGGCAGCGATGGCTGCACATCAACAGCAAATGGACAAACAATATATAATATCTGGATCTCAAGTACAGAGCATACTAAGATATTTATTTACTAGACCTTATGGAGAAGTAGTTCAAGGCATTGAAGTATTATCAAAAAGTTTGAGAGAATTAGATCCAAACATCGGTGCTGACTTTGTAGCAAAAAATTCAGATGCAAAAAAATAATTCACATCTGTTTGGAATGAATGTCTCTTTGACTGGTGCAAATGAGATAGCAATCAATCTTGATTACCCAGATCCAAGTGTTGTGCATAAAGAACTTGATAGTATACAAGAAAAATTTCATGCTAACATTTTATCTGCGGTAATCAGACATTGCAAAAGCAATGCTGAAAAACTTAATTACGAAATAAAAGATTTAATAGAAAGGTTATAATGGATAACGTGGCAAGATTAGAGGTACCAAATAGAATGAGAAGTAATACAGTCCGTATGGACATTGACGACAGAAGAGTTGTAGCTATTGTAGACTACACAGTAAGTGCACAAGGCATAACACCTATGGCTATTTGGGTTAAGATAAAACCAAATGAAAGTACTTTGGATAGAGAGCTCCGAGCATCTGGTAAAGCAGTATCTTTATTATTACAGTATGGATGTAGTCTTAAAGAGATAGCAGAAACTTTTACTAAAGATTCTATCATAGGTTCTGCTGTAACTTATCTACAAAAAAATATAGAAAGTATATTAGCAGGTGAAAAATTTGAAGGCAAAGTTCCGAAGCTAAGTACAGATCCCTATAAGATTAAAGAGTAAAGAATTAGACCCCGGTTATATAGCCTGGGTCTCCTTCATTTCTTTCATCAAAATTTCTTTTTTCCACTTCTTCATCAGTATCTTGTAATTGCATATCAAAATATGCATCATATCTACCCATAAGATCTTCTCTCTCGGCTTGCTTCTCTTCAAAAGTAGGGTTGTAATCTTCTCCCATCTTTTGTTTAAGAGAGTACTCAACCATTTCCTCTAAATTATCATAAAAATAATCTATACTAATACCAGTAACACTATCAGGATCATATAATTTATTAGGATCAAATGGTTCTTTTTCATCAGTCGGTAAAGATACTGGATTTTCTACTATACTATTGACACGAGATCCACCAGGAGATCCGCCTAAAGGTTTATCTTTATCTTTAGACATAAACCCAAACAATTGTTCTAGACCAGATGGTTTATCTGGAGTCCTAGGATTTCTAAAAAAGAATCCTGCTGGTTCTGCCTTACCTATGTCTACTCCTGATGCACCTTTCTCTGCTTTTCTTATTGTATTTCCCATTAGAGACTGGCTGTAAGCATCAAGAAACTCTCTTCTAAATTTTTTATTCCTATCTTTTAAAAGTTTCATTTCACCAGATCGTGGGTCTTCAAAAGATCTCTCATATTCTTTTTTCATGATAGCTTCATCACCAGCAAATAAAGCCTCAGTAAATATAGGAAATTTTTCTAACCCTCCTAAATTAAATTGAAAATCTATAGCCATTTGTTTTCTTCTATCATCAAGGTCTGCAAAATCTTTTCCAAATTTTTCTGATAGTGATGCGTAGGCTTTACTTAAATCTAATTTTAAAATTTCATTTACATCTTCTAATGTTAGACTGTCTATATCATACCCATATATCTTACCAGTTTTAATTTCTTTATCTGTAAGTTTATGCCCATATCCAACAGTATCTTGACCGCCTTCTGCTGACTTATGCTTAAGCATTTTTAAATTTCCAGATGAGAGCTTTGGATTTTCCACACTTTTCATATAGTCCAGAAAATTTTCGTCTTCATCTGCTCGTGTTATAGGAATAAATTCTTCTTGATTTCTAAAATTTTTACTGCCACCTCTAAAGTTTTTTTCTTTTTCTTTCTTTTTAAACATTGGCTTATTTAATTCTGGAGCAACTTCTTTTGTAGTTATCATTTCATCATCATAACCTGGGTATTGCATAAGTCCATTTGTAGTTTTTGCATCTAATATACTAACCTTTCCTTCTCCAGTAGGCACTACAAGCTCTGCCCCTTTTTCACCAACTAAAATTGGACCACTTACTTCTTTGTCCTTAACCCCATTAGCTGCATATTCTACAGGTCTCATAACTAATCCTTGACCTTGAGGAGTTTCTCTTTGTGCACGCTCTCCTGTTTGTTTCTCTTTTGTAATTTCTTCAGAAGATCTAACAGTTTGATTTGTTTCACTAACCATAGCTTGAGATTGTTTTTTTACATTCTGCATCATATTAAATATTTCATTTTGATCTATGACATAATCTAATTGTGGCTTACTTAGTAAATCATTTTGAGTAGTAGGATTAGGAGAACTTTCTAATACACTTTTTGATGGAGATAAAATACTTTGTGTAGTAGGAGATGCAGATACTAAACTTTTATCCAGATCTCTTTGACTAAATACTTTTTTTGGTGCTAATGTGTCTACCATATATACTCCTAATTTAACAGGGGATTTGATTGCAAAGCCTTTATCTCTTCTATCTTTGCATCAAGATACTCTAATGCTGCACCATTAATTTTAATATCACCTTTAATAGCTTCTATTTCTTTAATGATTCCTGATAGATCTACAGTCTCATTGACTATAAATTCTTTATTCTCTAGCTGTGCTATACGATTATTAAACTCACCCCATGCCATGAAGCCACCACCGATGGCACCAATCACACCAATAAGTGCGGCATATGCTGATAATTTATTGAACATTCCTTGCATTTAATAACTCCTTTAATTTTCTATATGCGTTATCTGTTTTTGTTTTTGCTTTTTGTACTTTAATTTGATACTGTACAACTGGATCTGTACCTGCTATGTTTGCTTGTGCAACATAAATAGGTTTGCTGTAGCTATCAAGGCTACTTTGTAAAAAGAAATCTTGATTGCCAGATGGTAACTGCCTTGTATCAAACAATGCCAAGTTAGCAGTAAAGTAAGATGACATGTCAGGTTGTTGTGATATCATCTCACGACTAACTATTTCATTTACAACGGTTAGTGTAGCATTTACTTGTTGAGACACATCTTTTATTTTAGATTTTATAGCCTCTTCAAGTTTTGCAACCTTAACATCTAAATCAATTTCCATGTCTCCTTTAGGTTCTGCTTTAACTGGTTCCTCGATTGCTTCTTCTTGTTCGGCAACTTCTGTTGCTGGTTCTGGTTCGTTTGCAATAGGCTCTTCGCTACTGGGTTGCTCTTCAATTTCACTTGCTATCTCTTCTGTTGGCTCTTCTTCAATAACTTCTTCAATAACTTCTTCAGCCACTTCAACAAACTCCTCATCGGCATCCATGGTTGTAGTTCCTTCTGCAAGTTCAGCACCTGATCCTGTTTCCATAGGATCTTCAATAACGTTGGCATTTATATCCTCCTCAAAATATTCTTCAACATCTTCAATAAATTCTTCTTGCATGTCTTCTGTAAATTCTTCTGCAAACATGTCTTCAGGTATCGCTTCATAAACTTCTTCTATAAGTGGCATTTCTTCAAACACTTCTACATCCATATCCATGTCGATACTTGTTTCAGGAACGTATGCCAATTCAATGTCTTCGTAAAAGTCATCTTGATAGTAATCGTCTTCAAAAAAAAATTCGTCAGCTATTATATAGTCATCTTGTATATCAAACTCTTCTTCTTCAAACAAATCAGGATTGAATGAGTAGTCAATCTCTATTGGTATAGGCTCTGGATCAAAGAAATCATCAGGTATATCATAAATAATAGTATCAATGTCATCTATAATGTCTTCAACAATATCTATCTCGTCTTGTCCAGGACACGTTGGTGGATTCTTTTGCCAACAATATTCTACTGTAGTAACTGTAGTAGAACTAAGTGCCGTATAATCTATGACTGCTGTAGGATCTCGTACATCGACACCTGCATGGCCTCCGTTATAGTTTTTATTACCCTGTATATTAAAATCAAATCTATATGTTGCAGTGCCATGCGTCATATCGGCATCAGGGTTCATTATTAAAGTATTGCCGTATGGATTTACCTGATAACTAGAGTTTGTTGTATCCTCAAAAGTTGTGCTTTGTGTAGTGGTGTCAATACCATTACTAATAGATTGAGTCATAGTGACAGTAGACTCAACATTATTCCACCATCTTATTTGTGCACCAAAGTTAGATGTAAATCCTTGTTGCAACTCTTCTATACTTACATAATCTTCAGAGTTTAATGTAGTCTCTGCATACTTATCGTCTTTACCAGTCAACCAAGTATTCTCATTTATATCTGATGAGTCAGGAAACATTGTGCCAACCCAGCTACCATCAATCCAATCTTGTGAAAGTAAATTGTTAGTCGTTACAGGATTACCTGTA